ACAGAATGTCCAACAATATCGCCATCAGCCTCAATTATTTGCAAAGTAGGAATTTGCACAGTTATCGAAACTCTATCAATATCAGTATTAGTTACTGTTCGTGTTATTGAACCTCCAGACTGCGTAACAGCAACACCTACAGCAGTGGTCGCTTCTAATGTTCCTGAATCTATAAGTATTGCAGTTTGGTTTTGTGTTCCTAATCTAAAATCTCTGGCAAATCCTGAAAAATTATTTAATGAGGTTTTTTCTAAAAAAACATCTTCATATTGGTCAATTTCTCCCTCTGAAACAAGATCCAGCACTCTAGCAAATTGTGTGCTTGATAAAGTGTCAGGTGCTTCAGTAGGGGTTCTATCCCCTCCTCCTTTCTTACTACCTCTAATAATTATTTTATCTTCTGTCATTTTTAACCTCCTGGAGGTAATACTATAGGCTCAGAATTAAGACCCGCACTAATAACCACACTTCCAGTTACAACACGACCATAGCAAATTGGTACTGGCAAACCTTGTTCAGCAACGTTTACAATCCCACTAAAACTAAAAGATTGTAATTTTGAAGCTTCATTAAAACTTGGTGGTGCTGGACTAAGTAATTGACTAATTCCACCGAAAACTAAAGAAGTTCCAATATAACCTAAAGCTTTTGAACCAGCAGCCCCAAGTAATCCGCTACCTGTACTACCTAAAAAACCAGTCCCTGTTCCTAATGCTGGGGCAGCAAAAACAGCCAAACCAATAAGTAAAGCTCCAGCCAATATCTGACCCATACCTCTACCAGCACCTTTAATCACAGGAGTTATGTGCATTACATCTCTTTCTGACCAAGGCTCTATCATCGGTTTTAAATTAGTTTTATAAATTTTTTGTTTGCCTACTGTTATTTTAAATCCATTTCCTTGCTCATCATTACTTAAAAACCAATTTGCTAAATCTGGAAAGTTTACACACAAAGCTTTGATTGCGTGAGAAGGATTATCAACCTCTAATTCAAAAGTTGATTGACCTAATTTTTTTTTTAATTCACCATAAACTTTAATAATTTTCATAATGACTTGTGCCTAGCTGCAAAAGCAATGTTTTTTATATAATACTCTCCTAAAATATCTCTGCTACTCAATCGACCTTGAACATGATGTAAAACTTGTTGATCTCCTAAATAAATTGCAGCGTGATTTGGCAGATTTGCCTCTAAGTGCATAAATAATAAATCATGTTTTTTTATTTCATCTAAAGGGACTTTAATAAAACCTTCTTTCATAAAATTATCTTCATACAAACTTTGACCTTTTTTCCAAAACTCATCAGCCCTATAATAATCACGCAGTTGTAAATTAAACTCTTTTTTAAAGTAATCTCTAACTAGGGTATAGCAATCAATAATTCCAAATTGAAATTTTCTACCAACATATGGTAATTCAAATCCAGATGGTTCATAATAACCCCATCTTTCTGTTTGTGGATTGACTATATACCAAGGAACGCCAGATTTTTCACAAGCGACTTTATCACCATCACTAGGAATAGGTGGTTCATATGGATGTGAATGTGCTACTCCAACAATTTCACCTTCATCTTCTGCCTTTATATAATCATCACTTGACAATACAAACGTATGTTTTGGAAGTTCTGCTATGTTTTTGCATCTTATGTATTTTATTCTGCCTTTTCTGATAATAATTAAACCACAACATTCTTTAGGTGTTTCCTCTTTTGCATGATCTAATATTTGCTTTTTAATATCTGCTGTAAGATTCATTTAACTAAACCAATACTAGGAAATGACCCATAGGGTAAAGGAGCAAACTGACCAAATCTAGCTTTGCAAGAAGTTAGTCTTTTTCCGCATACATCTTGTGCAGCACTACCAACGGCTTGATCGTTTATATTAAAATAACTAGTACCTGTGTAACTACATTCTGAACTCCTGTAAACCCACTGACAAATATTAGATACACATTGTCTCTTAGGTAGCATTTCACCTTGTTTATCAACAGGCATTACCAATTCAAATTGAACTATATCTCTATTTTCAGATACTTTTCGATCAATACTAAAAGTTTGATCTGCATATCTAGCATTTGGATCAGCATCAGGTTGTCCATCTAGATATTTTCTCAGTGTTTGTATTCTTCTAACAGTTGTTCCAGTAAGATCATTACCATTAAAAAGTGCAGTTTGACTTGGATTTGTAGCACGCTGTACATTGTTTACAGTTTTAATTAATGCTGTAATTGCACCATCCAAGTTAGCAACAGTAAGCGTTGGTCTAGGTAGAGTTCCTTGAGTTGTCATTTCAAAACCTTCACTTTTTATTGGTATTGCTGTGTAAGTGTTACTGTTAAAAACTATATTTCCAGTAAATCCTTCATTTAATCCATTATGAAAATAATATTTTGTTACACCTAAAGCAGTTGCTACCTCGCTGACAAATTCAAGTTCAAATAATTCAATAATTTTATCAGGAGCAAAACTATTTAAATCTTCAAAAACACTGCTTATAGCAGTCCAAACAACAGTATTGTCATCTACTGTAGAACCTATATCTGTCCCAAAAGGCGGTTCAGAACTTCCTGTAGTGCCTGCTGTGGTACATTCAAAAACAAGACCAGTAGGTACAATGCCAGAGGCGGATCTTACAACAGTTCCAAGTGTAACAACTGTGTTAGCAGTCCAAGCAGAATAAGCCATTAAGTTTCAAATACCTCCCTAAATGTACATTGAATAACTGCACGATTTAAATATGGAATCCTTTTACTAAAACTGTCACAAACAAATTTACGCTGCCCTGACATTGTTAAATCCACATTTCCACTTGTAGTTCCACTTGCACTTGTAATTACAGTAAGAGTATTTTGGTTTACAGAGGAAGTGATAATATAATCGCCATCAGCAGCCGAACCACTCGTAAAATCTAATGTAACTTTATCTCCAATAGCTACACCATGATTTGTGATTGTAATTGTAACTGTGGTTCCTGATCTTGAGTAAGTACCTGTTTTAGAAATGCCTTCACCTGGAGGTGTAAAATTAAAACTTTCATTATCAGAAGCTCTACTGTTTAGAAAAGCTTCTATCACATCAGAATCTGCTTCTGATACATTAAATTCTAAACTATAAGTTTTAGGATTTTGATTAATACCAAAAGTTAATCTTTGCTCAAATCCATCGCCAAAAACAACATTACGAACTCTTGGATTAGTATTTTTTGAAAAACTATAAGTTGGTGTGATACTTGGAAAAGTTGCCATAATTATGCTCTAGATAAAAGCCCTCCAGCTCTTGATTGTTTTACAAGTTCTTGTTGCACAGCTAGACCGATCAGTTTACCTAATTGACTAGAAGAAGCTTCATCACCCTCTACTTCAGTTCCAGAAGCATCTACATTCACTACAATATTAGTATTACCTCCTAAAGCATGATTTGGTGTAATGGTTCCTGATACACCTGGGGTAAATAGTTCTGGTCCACGTTCTCCTACAATAGAAGGCTTGCCAACGGGAGGTCTACCTCCACTTGCAAAACCGAGAAGCGGACTTGGACCACCAGCACTTGCTGTAAATGCTCCTGTAAGACTTGAATTGCCTACAAAACTTGAAAATAAACCACCTCCACCTCCAAAATTAAACAAACCTAAAATTGACTGTTGAACTCTTGTAGCCATAATTTTTGCAGCCATATCTAGGAAATATGATGAAATCCTGCTAGTCATATTTCTAAAAGCATCAGTAACAGTCATAGTTCCTGTAATCACACCTTTAAAACTATTTTGGAACGATGAACTTATTGTTTGCGATAAACCAACAACCATATTACCTGTATCAAGTAACTGCTTAAGTTGTTGATCTAATAAAATCATTTCAGCTTCAATAGGATTAGCTAATATCATTGATTGATTAATTAAAATTTGCTGTAATTCAATTTGTTTTGTCAAACTATTTACTACAGCTTCTTGACCACTTTTTTGAGCTATAACCAGTTTTGATTTAAGAGAAGATAATTTATTTTGCTGGTCCAATATTTTTATTTCTTTAGGTAGTAAATTTAATCTTTGTTGCTCTAATTTTATTCTGTTATCTAAATCTGTTAAAGAAGCTTTATTTCTTAACGTTTCAATGTCTAAAAGAGTTTCTGCGTTTGTAACAACTTGTTCTTGATTTTTTATTTTTACTTCAAGAATATCTATTTCTTCTTTTAATAAAGGTGTTGAAAGTTTTTGATCCTCTGCAATTTTTACTTTAAGTTGTTTTTCCAATAAAATTTGTTTATTTTTTTCTTTTTGTAAATTAAGTTCAGCAGAAGTCATTTTTAATCTATCTTTTTCTATATCTAAAGATTGTTGTAAAGGTAAAATATTGTTTAATGCAAAAACCTCATCAGCAAATTTTGTATTATTTTGAAGGTTTGGATTAAGATTATTATTAAGAGTATTATTTGTATTATTAGTTTTACTTGACTGTGGTATGTACTTATCCATGTCAAACCCTAATAAAGTTCGATACATATTTGCTAAAACATCTTGATATTCACCAAAACTTAAATTTTCTTCTTTTCTTCTTGCTTGAGCAGCTTTTTTAATTAAATCATTTTGAATTTGAAAACTTTTGTTATCTCCTCCAGTACCAATAATTTGTTCTTTTAACTGTTTTTGTAAACCAATTATAGTGTCCTCTTTATTTCTTGTTTTAGTAAATTTTAATAACATATCTAAAAATGGTGCTAAAGAATTTGACAAGAATAAAGTAATTTGTGTGCCTAATTCATTTATTTTATTTTTAAAATCTGTCATTTTTTTTGTATTTTCTTCAATTTCCCCTGTAGTTAATCCAAATTTTTCTTCAAATTCATCTAACAATAAAGTTGCTGCTGAAGATGTTAAGCCTAATTTTTCTAATCTCAAAGCCAATTTTGCAGTCGGAGTTTCAGCAATACCTAATTTTGTTATTAAATTTTCAATATTTTCAGTAGGTTTTGCTAAAGCTGTAGCTAAATCCTCTAAAGCTTGACCAATAGTTGTACCAGCAATAGAAAGAGCAAATCCCATTTGGCCTCCAATTAATCCACCAGCTAATCCACCAATACCACCGCCAATCGCTGCTGTTGGCCCTTGTCCAAATAACAAAGGAAAACCTCCACCAATAATTCCACTTCCTATAGCATTACGAAAACGACTTCCCCCTCTTCCTCCTGCATTTCTAGCCTGATTATTTTTAATTATTTTCTGTCCATTTGCACTTAAAATCATACCTCGTTTTGCAAGTACCTTATTTATTCGATCTTCTAAAGTAGCTGCTCTATTTAATTGTTGTAAGTTTTTTCTTCTTTGTTTTCCTGCGGCAATAATACTAAATTTTTTCTTTATTTCTTCGGCAACAGCTTTTTTCGTTTGTTGAACATTTGCTTGTAAAAGTTTATTTTCTTCTTGTCTTTGTCTAACAACTTTATTTACTTCATTTTTAAATTCTTCTTGAAATTTTTTTCTTGTTTCAAATTTTTCTTCTAGTTGAGTTGTTGATTTTTTTTCAAGTTTTAATAAACCTTCTTGTAATCTTTTATTATCTGCTGCTGTTTTTTTTGCTGTTACACCTGATATATCATCCAATAATTTTTGCTGCTCTGCTAATCCTTTATTTACTTCATCTTGTGCTTTTAAAAATTGTGAAGCAGCTATAGCAGCTTCTTTTGTTCCCAGAGCAACATCTTTTAAATTTTTTCCTGCTAAACTTAGATTTTTTTGTAAATTACCTACACTTCTTACTACACCTTGACTATTTTTAGAAAATGATTCTAAAAAAATATTTGCACCTTTAACATTGGCTGCAAAATCTTGAATTTGTTTATTAAAAGTTCCTAGTTTCTCAGCACCTCTTAAAGCAACAGCAATATCTACATTATAATTAGCCACTTGCTATAAAAATTAAAACATTTCTTATATCTTACCTCTTTCTACCTTTTAAAGCACTATTTCTTTGTGCTTGTTCTTGTTCTTTTTTATATT